TTCACGGTCTCAGGCTCCTCGGCCTCTGGGGTTTCGATGCTTCTCAGGATCGCCCGGTAGGCCGAGCGGGCCAGCATTGTCAGGTCGATGTCTTCCATGCGCTTGTCCTCCTTTTTCAGAAGTCCATCAGCTCGTCCATCAGCTGAAGGTTGTCAAAAATGTGGGCAATGACGTCAACGGTCCAGCCGTTTCCGAGGGTCTTGTATCTCTGAGGCTCCGGGACGCCGTCGGCCAGGGTGTAGTTGTCTGGAAGGTTTTGCAGGCGCTCACACTCGATTGGCGTGAGCTTGCGAATGTAGCCGTCGATCAGGATCCCATGACGGTCCTGAGCGGTCAGTGTGTAGAACTTCTTCCCGTCGTTGAAGCGCTGACCGTTTTGGCGCTTCACCAGTCTGTCTGGGGTGATGCAGCCGAACAGGTACTGCCCCATTTTTGCGGCGCCGCCTCCAGCTTCTCCGCAGAGGGTGACTGCCTTGCCGTGGATGGAATAGACCCGATTTGCCTGGCTGTCCTTCCGAAAATATCCGATCTTGCCCTTCTGGACTTCGCTGTTCAATATCTGGAAAGTGTCGTCGAAGGGCACCTTGTAGTCGTCCAGGTTAGCGGGTGGATTGGGCTCGTTTTCGTGGACGATATTTTCCAGCAGGATCCCTTTGTCAGCAGGAAGATGCACGCCGGGGATGTTAGTCCAGTACAATCGCTTCCGGCGTTGGGCGGAGACGAGGGAGGAGTTGATCTCGATGGGCTCGACTCCCAGGTACTCGGTGATGACGTCCTCGTATTCCTTCTTCATCTTCACATTCTCCAGCAGGAAATATTTCGGGCGGCTCTCTCTCTCTTGGCTCTCACGAACTCGAAGAAAAGTCGGCTTCTCGGATCGTCAAAATTGAGTTGTTTGCCGGCGAAGCTGAAGCCCTGGCACGGGCTCCCGCCGATCAGAAGATCGACGCCTTCGTACTGGGTAAAGTCTGCTGTTGTGACGTCGCCCATCTGGACGATGTCGGGCCAGTTGTGCTGGCTGATCCTTATTGCGTATTTGTCGATCTCGTAGGCTGTGTATTGCTCGACCGGGATCCCTGCTCTTTCAAGAGCCACTCGTCCGCAGCTGATGCCGTCGAATAGGCTCAAAACTTTCATGTCGTTGTCCTCCTTAGATGGTTTTGATGGTCTGGCGACCTATGCAACCGGTCCCCCCCCGCTCCCACACAAACCAGGAATAGCTGGTGGCGTCGGTGCCTCGGCCGGTGAAGCTGGGGCGCTTGTGCAGGGTGTAGAGGCCGCTGAGCGGGTGCTCCTGCCACCACTTGAAACGCTTCTCGCTCTCCAGGAAGTTCGTCCGGAGCAGGAAGATCAGCAGGCCGCCAGGGTGAAGCAGCTCCAGGCTCTTGTTGATGAACTCCAGGGCCATGCTGTAGGGCGGGTTGCCTATGATGACATCGTAGCCGCAGCCGGGGTCGTAGTCGAAGAAGCTGCCGATGGTGACGTTATCGGCCAGGGCCTCCAGCGTGGCGCGCTCCTCCGGTCGCAGCTCCACGGCGTCGATCCGATTGTCGTAGCCGCTCTCCCTCAGCACCTTGATGATCTGGCCGTTGCCGGCAGAGGGCTCCAGGATGCGGTCGCCGGAGCTGATGCCGTCGAAGTTGGCCAGGAAGCTGCGGATGGTTTCCGGCGGCGTGGCGTAGAAGTCGTAGGCCTTGCGCTCGCCGCCTCGGTTGGTGGCGCTCATTGTGGTGTCCACCTGCTTCCTCCGCAGATGAAGTAGTCGTCGGCCGGGATGTAGCTCTCCAGGACGAGAGCGGTCGGGCTGCCATCGTGGCTGCAGCAGGCGTCACAAATGTGGTCGCCTTCTCCTATCGGTTGCATATTGGCGCAGGTCTCGCAGCACTTGAAGGGCTCCGGCTTGCGCTGTTTGGTTTTTCTTCCCATGTGTGTCCTCCTTAAAATCGAGCACGAAACGTGCACTTAGTTTGCAAAAAAAATATAGTTCACGCTGCGGTTGTAGAACTTGGCCAGCTTGATCTTGATCTCGTCACGAGGGACTCGCTCGCCGGCCTCGTACATGGCCAGCGCGGACACGCTGATCCCGCAGGCTTCCGCCACTTCCTGGCGGCTCTTGTTACCTCTCAGCTTTCTGAGCTTTTCAGCCATGCTCTTGTTGTTCATGTGTTTCTCCTTCCTTGGTTTAGTCTCTGGGGTCGTGGATCTGGATCCGGAGCTTTTCGCCCAGCCAGTCCAGGCCCTCGCGGGTCATCCAGAAATAGATGCCCTTCTCGCCGGGCTTGCCGCTCACGACGTAGCCCTTCTTCTCCATCTTCCGCAGCGTCTCATAGTCGGGGCCGGACAGCGCCGAGTAGAAGTAGTCGCGGTATGGCTTGTAGTATCGCCGGCCGTGCCGGATGTAGGGGCGCTTGTAGTTCAGGCCGATCATGTGGGCCGCGATCTGCACGTCCTTCGGGTACTGGTGCAGCGGGATGTCCTTCCTCATGGTGGCCTCCTTAGTGCTGCGCCTTCTGGCTCTTGGTCTGGAGCTTCAGCCAGAGCTTCATGGTGTCACGGGTGAGGTAAAACGAGCCGCACACGGCGATGAAGTGGTCGAGGTAGGTGTGGACCACCTCGCCCTCGATGACGTACTTGGCGCCGATCCAGCAGAGCTCGAAGGCGATCAGAGTGCCCAGCAGGCAGGCGATATAGTTGGAATAAAATTTGAAGCGGGTCATGGTTGTGTGTCCTCCTTAGATTATCTGACCGAGCTCCCTCAGTCGGGTGCGCTCGTTGTTTTCTTTCGCGATCCGCTCCGCCTCTTGCCGGCGGAACTTCTCCTTCTGGTCGTATGCGTGCAGCCGCTCGACGTGCTCCTCGCCGATGGCTGCCCATGCTGTGTCCAGCATCCGGGTGACGTGGTCCTCGTAGACCGCGTTGGCGTTTTTCTTTCGGCTCTCCTCTCGGGCGTCCCAGAGCTCCATCAGGCGATCCATCCGGGCCTCGGTGATGAAGCCCCAGCCGTAGTCGTCGTGGATCTGTTGGCGGCTCTCGTAGTCCTTCAGCTCCTCGAAAGGATCCTCGGCGGCCTTCTGCTTGCTTTTAGAGCGCAGGCGCTGTTTGATGTATCGGGCCTTGGCGTCGTGTATGGCTCCCCGGGCGGTCAGGATTGCCTTCCGGATCGCCTCCACTTCTGCGGCCTCTGCACGCTCCTCTTTCGTGGGCGTCCACTTGGCCAGGATGTCGTCAGCGGATTGATAGCTCATCTCTGCACCTCCTCGAAACGGCCGCCGGTGCTGTAGTCCCAGTCGATGGTGCCGTCTTCATAAATGCCGCAGCCCTTGGCGGTGAAGGTCCAGCCGCTGGCCACGTTTTGCATGGTAGCCTCATGGTCGCCCAGGAAGCCCCCGGATCGCAGGCAGCGGAAGGTCCCGCCGCCCTGGTTTTTGTAGGTCTTGCCCTGCTCGGGTGTGAATTTTGTACGTTTCATATCGGTGTCCTCCTGAGTGTGTTCTCTTGGCGTGCACGTTTCGTGCACAATGACAATATAGCACACGCTTCGTGCTCTGTCAAGCACATTTCGTGAAAATTTGAATTGAAATTTTTGCACGTTATGTGTATAATCAAAGTATCTAAAAGAGGGAGGTCATTTTCATGGCTGAATTTGCAAAAATCTTTAAGCAGTTACGACTGGAGCGGGAGCTGTCTCAGAGCAGACTGGCCGACCAGCTTGGCATATCAAAGAGCGCTGTCAATATGTACGAACGCGGAGACCGCCGCCCCGATTTCGAGACGGCGGAAGTGATCGCGGACTTTTTCAATGTAGATATGAACTATTTGCTGGGGTATTCTGATAAAATCACGCGGTTGTCCGGGGACCACACTGACCCCACATCCGGCCCCTATGTTGAAGTCACTGCTGCGGAGCTGGAGCTGCTGAAGGCTTTCCGGCACGCCGGAGCTGAGACTCAGGCGGCGATCAGAGCGATCCTGCACATTTAACGGGAGGACCCCGGGAAGGGAGGACGGTGCCATGCGCGGCGTCATTTATGCGAGATATTCACCGGGCCCACGTCAGACGGAGCAGTCCATCGAGGGCCAGGTTGCCGACTGCCAGCAGTATGCTGAGGAGCACGGCATTGACATCATAGAGATATATGCAGACCGGAAGGTCTCAGGCAAGAGCGTC